TGCACAGCGTTACATGGCTACTTCCGACCAACCAACAACCATCATCGGCGCTGCTGATGTGTACATGAGCGATTTCGGCACTATTTCGGTTGTGCCTAACCGCTTTATGAACAGCACCAACGCTGGCGATGAGACAGCTTTCTTGGTCGATCCCGACATGGCTGCTGTGGCTTATCTGCGTCCTTTCGAAACCATTGAATTGGCTAAGACTGGCGACAGCGAGAAGACCCAACTGTTGGCTGAATTGACTCTGGAAGTCAAGAACCAAGCTGCTCACGGCATCATTGCAGATCTCTCGTAACACGGGACAGGCTTAGACCTGATATAATGCCCTCACATTAACTTGTGGGGGCATTTTTATGTGTACTGTTGAAAACTGCGACAAGACAATTTACGCTCATGGCTTTTGCCATATGCACTATCAGAGAAACAGAAAGCATGGGAACCCACTTGCAGGGTTTAAGAATCAAGCGCCACCAGAAGAAAGATTTTGGCGTTTTGTTGAGAAAACAGAAGGATGTTGGAGTTGGAAAGGAAAAAAGAAAAACGGTTACGGTGCTTTTTCTAAGGGTGCAAAAAAAGATGGAGATTTTTTGGCGCATCGTTTCTCATGGATGTTGCACAACAGCCAAGAAATCCCTGAAGGAATGTTCGTCATGCACAAGTGTGACAATCCAGAATGTACCAATCCTGAGCATCTGATTCTTGGAACGCCCAAGGAAAATACTCAAGATATGATTGCAAAAGGTCGAAAAAGGACGGTTGCTCCTGTTGGCCTTGGAAACGGCAAGTCACTGCTGAACGAGGAAAAAGTAAGATTAATACGCCAAAGCAATCTCCCTCATGCCGTAATTGCAAGGGAGCTTGGTGTTTCGTCTAACTGCGTCAGGGGCGTAAGAATTGGAAGAACGTGGAGCCATGTCGTTTGATGGGGCTTTTTTATTTACCATGCCAATGATAGAATTGCAATTATGGAAAACCCTACATTTCGCAAATCTGTTGCTCATGCTGATGGTGAAGGCGGTTTGGTCATTCAAACTGCTCAAGATGTATCTGCCATTGTTGAGCGCAACAAGCAAGAATTTAACAGCTATGACGAACGGGCCAAGTGGTCTGACGAGCTGTATGGCAACAAAGTAGCATCCATTCCATTGACTGCAATTGATGACCTAAACAATCAGGGAATCATGCGTGGGTTTCACGTTATCGACAACACTCGGTTCGCAATGTGGTTAAACAACCCAGACAACCGAGCATGGCGCACTCGTCCGGGAGTAATTTAAATGAGCTTCACAAGTTACTCTGAGTTGAAAACAACCATCGCTGGTTATCTGGCCCGTACAGACCTGACCACACAGATTCCAGACTTCATTCGTTTGGCTGAGTTGCGCTTGCGCCGTGATCTGCGTATTCGCCAGATGCTGAAGTCCGTCACAACTTCTACTGTTGCCAATGATGAGACAGTGGAATTGCCAAGCGACTTTCTTGAGGTGCGTGACTTTGTGGTAGTTGGCAATCCTGTTCGTCCATTGAACTACTACAGTCCATCGGCGTTTAACCGAAACACCCGCACATGGGAGATTGGCAAGCCAGTGGATTACACGGTGCTTGCTAACGACTTTCAGTTGGCTCCAATCCCAGATACTGTGTACACATTGAAGATGTTTTACTTTGCTGCACCAGTATTCCTGAGTGACAGCAATACCAGCAATGCTTTCTTGGCTAATACGCCAGATGCCTTGCTGTACGGCGCTTTGCTTGAAGCTGCCCCGTACCTTATGGATGACGCACGAATCAACACATGGGGAACTATGTTTGATCGCGCTATGGCATCAATCACACGCTCTGATGAACAAGGTCAGTATTCAGGCGTACCCCTTGTAATCCAAACAACTTTGTGAGGTAAATCATGGCTGAAATGTCGAACTTCTTGGAGAATGCGCTTATCAACGCTACTCTCCGCAACACTTCTTACACATCGCCAGCGACTGTGTATCTGGCGCTCTACACAAGCGATCCAACTGATGCCGACACTGGCACTGAAGTGACTGGCAACGCATACGAGCGTCAATCCATCACTTTCGGCGCACCTTCTAACGGCGCATCGACAAACACTGCTGCGATTGAGTTTCCTCAAGCCACTGGCTCTTGGGGCACTGTTGCTTACATCGGAATTCGTGACGCATCTACCTCTGGCAACTTGCTGTATCACACTGCCTTGGATGCATCGAAAGCTATTGCAACTGGTGACGTTTTCCGTGTCGCCATTGGTTCATTGAGCGTCACTCTGGCTTGATATGGCTGATTTGCTCCCACCGTGGACGATAGATAGTCTTGACCAGCTAAAGGCTAGTCTTGACGATCTGACGCTCACGCTGGATAGCGAACTCTACATAACATCGGTCACGCTTTGGGATGCTTACGGCTCGGTCAATGCCGCAGCTACTGTAAGCGCCCAAGCCACTCGGGTTCAAACTGCCTCTGCAAGCATAACGGCAACTGCAAGTGTTTCTGCGTCTGCAATTAGGGTGCAACTTGCCAACGCAAGCGTCACCGCATTGGCGACAGTAACTGCTGACGCAACCCGTGTTCAGTTCGCAAATGCCGCTGTCACTGCTAATGCTACCGTCACTGCTGATGCAACTCGGATTCGGAATGGCGCTGGCGCTGTAACCGCTAATGCGACTGTTGCGGCTAGTGGCACAAGAGTTCAGTTTGCTGATGCCGCAATTACGGCGAACGCTACTGTCACGGCTCTTGGCGGTATTGTGGCAAACGCTGCGGCAAGCGTTACGGCAGATGCAACTGTCACCGCTGATGCTGTGCGTGTGCGTACCGCTGATGTTGCTGTGTCTTGTGTTGCAACGGTAACTGCTCTCGGTGGTATTGTTGCTGATGGCGCTGCATCGGTTGAGTGTGACGCGCAAGTAACCGCATTGGCTGGTGCTATTTATGCTGGCTTGGCTTCTGTTTCTGCGACAGCGACAATTTCTGTTTCTGCAACAAATGGACATAATTGGGCCGATGACGCTGAATCTGATAACACTTGGACGGTAGCACCAAGCAACGAGAACACATGGACTGAGATAAGCGTTTCTGACAACGTATGGACTGATATTCCAGCGTCAAACAACACTTGGTCACAGGCATCAAACGGGAATAATTCATGGCAACTACAAAACTAACATTTGGCGAATGGATGCCTGACCAGCCGGGAATCTCTGGCGCTTTGACTGATGCTAAGAACGTGGTTTCTCAGGCTATTGGTTATGGCCCGTTGCCAAGTGCCGCAAGATTCTCTGCTGCTGCGGCTGAAGACCTGACAACCCTTGTTGCCGGTAAGACTCCAGCCAACACAACAAAGCTGTTTGCTGCTGGCTCGACCAAGATTTATGACGTTTCTGGTGTTGGCGCAATGACCAATGTGTCAAAGTCTGGTGGCTACTCGCCAAACGCAAACGCTGATCGCTTCCGCTTTACTCAGTTTGGCAACGTCATCATTGGCACAAACAACAGCAACCCAATGCAAGCCTACACATTGGGAACATCTACAGCGTTTGCTGACCTTGATGCATCTGCTCCAATCTGCAAGTATTTGACCGTGGTGCGTGACTTTGTTGTCACTGCGTTTACTACCGAATCAACTGTCGCTTATCCAAACCGTGTTCGCTGGTCTGGTATCAACGATGAGACTGAGTGGGGTTCTAGTCAAGTCACGCAAGCTGACTACCAAGACATTCCTGATGGCGGACAGATTGTTGGCATTCGTGGTGGTGAGTTTGGTTTGGTGTTCATGGAAAAGGGCATCAGCCGCATGAGCTATGTCGGCACACCTTTCATTTTCCAGTTTGACAACATCTCGCGTGGCAAGGGTTGTGTGGCCGCTGGCTCTATTGCACAGCTTCAAGGCATTAGCTTCTTCTTGTCTGACGATGGCTTTTATATGTGCGATGGGCAACAGATTCAAGCCATTGGCGCTGAGAAGGTTGATCGCTGGTTCTTTCTGAATGCTGACGAATCCGGCTTTGACACCATGAGTGCTGCCGTTGATCCTGTCCGTAAACTGATTATTTGGAACTTCAAGACGATCTTTGCACAGCGCCAGCTAATCATCTATAACTTCACCACCAAGAAGTGGACTTATGGTGATGCCGGTGCTGATTACATCTCTGATGCTTCAACTTCTGCCTCTACTCTGGAAGAGCTTGACTCAATCTCGTCAAGCATTGATGCGCTGGCCGTAAGCCTTGATTCGATTCTTTATATGGGCGGCAAGTATTTCCTTGGCGGTACTTCTGGCGCTTATGTCGTGACGTACAACGGGCAACCTGCTACTGGTCAACTGATTACAGGCGATTTAAACGCTGGTGGGCGCTCGGTGGTGACATTGGCTCGGCCACAGGTAGATGGTGGCTCTGCGACCGTTTCTGTGGCTTCTAGAACGCTTTTGAGCGAACAGCCATCGTTTGGAACTGCTGTTGCTGCCGACTACGAAAACCGTGTGTCTTTGCGCTCAAATGGCAACTATCATCGGTTTAGGGTTGTGCCAACTGGTGTTGGTTGGACAACGGCTGTTGGTTTGGATATTGATTTGTCTGGTCAGGGTACACGATGAACCAATTTCGCCTTCTGCCGCCATTTGGTCAAGACCCTCGGGTTGTTGCCGAGATTGTCAATGGAGCGATGAACGGCAAGACCAACAACACAGGGACAATCACCCTTGCCACTGGAAACGCCACAACCACAACGCTTTATGACGAGCGCATCAGCCCTGACAGCAAGATCATCTTGATTCCGTTTTCTGATGCTGCCGAGCAAGATGCTGCTCCTTATGGTCAGTTTTCAAATAATACAGACCAGATTGCGCCAAGCATAGGAACAAGTGCAGTGGTTTTGTGGGATACGACAGAGCTATCCAATGGCGTTTATCTGTCAAATAGCACAAGAATCAACGTAAGAAACGGCGGCACTTACAACGTCAATTTTTCGTTACAACTGCAAAACAGCACAAATGACCACCAATATGCTGATGTTTGGTATCGAGTAAATGGTGCTGATGTCGTTCGTTCTGGTTCTCGGTTTGGTATACCGCCAAGGAAGTCAACGGGCGACCCTGCTGCAATGATTGGCTACATGAGCATTTTTGTTGAGCTAGATGCCAACGACTACGTTGAAATTGCTGGTTCTGTGTCTGATGTGGGCGTGACGCTTGAGCATTACGCTGCTGATACTGGAATCCCAAGGCCAGCAATCCCTGCGGCGATCATATCTGTGCAATACATTGCGCCGATGGCATACGCAAACGTCTATGTCAGCGCCCAATTCAAGGGTTCAGCAACAATCACGCACTTTGCAAATTCAACGGCCAACAAGACATACGCCTATGTTGTTGTTGGGTAAACTGTATATAATGGATTCCATCGGATCACCCGTCATGGAATCCAGAACTTTTAGGAGTTAAATCATGGCGGTCACCACCTCCACACAAATTGATCCAACAATCCAGCCATTTCTGAGCTACGGATTGGGCGAGGCACAGCGTCTGTATCAGGCTGGTGGCCCTCAATACTACCCCGGTCAGACCTACGTTGCACCTTCTGCCACAACTCAATCTGGTCTTCAGGCGCTTGAGAATCGCGCAATGCAGGGCAGCCCACTGGTTGGTCAAGCACAGCAGCAAATTGGAAACACCATTGGCGGCAGTTACCTGTCAGGCAATCCGTTCTTTCAAGGCGCTTTTGCTCCTGCCGCGCAAGCTGCTACACAGCAGTTCCAGACAGCAATCGGCGACATTGGCTCTGCTGCGTCTAAGGCTGGTCGATACGGCTCTGGTGCAATGGGTACGCTGCAAGATCGTGCTTCTGGTCAACTGGCGCAGCAACTGAGCAACACTGCTGGTCAACTGGCTTATCAGAACTACTCTGACGAACGCGCACGACAGCAAGCCGCAACAATGGCTGCTCCTGCAATGGCTCAGGCTGACTATCAGGACATCCAGAATCTGCTGGCTGCTGGTCAGGCCCGTGAAGGCTACACAGGCCAGCAGTTGCAGTCCGACATTGCTCGGTTTAACTTTGGTCAGCAACAACCACAGCAGAACTTGGCAACCTTCTTGTCTAGCGTGTACGGCAACCCAATGGCAACATTGAAAAGCCAAACTCAAAGCGGTTCTGCCGATACATCTACCCTGCAAAACGTGCTTGGCACTGCTGCAACTTTGGGTGGTGTATATAAGAATCTTGGCGGCTCTACTGGCATCAGTAATTTGTGGAACTCTGGTTCAAATTGGCTTAGTGGCCTTGGCCCCACTACTAATGCTTTAAGTTCTGCGGCGTATGGCGTTGGAGATGTCGGATTTGAAAGTATGCTTTCTGACATTTACGGCTTCTAAGGACTAATCATGGCAGGATTACTTGACATTTTCGGCACTGGTGGCACTCAGACTCTTGGTCTTTTGGGCATGAGTCCAGAGGACATCCAGCGCAACCGTGATGACGCTCAAGCGCAAGCCTTGTATGGCTTGGCTGC